ACCGAGATTACAATACCTTTGCGTAATCTCATATCCATGATAGCTGCCGCAAGCATTGCTACTTGGGCGTACTTTGGGCTAACTGAGCGTATTAGTTTTTTGGAACATAATCTTGAACTGACTATGCAGGAGGTTGAAGAGAACGATGATTGGATTGATAACTTTCAGCCGCCAAAAACTGTGCAGGATACAGTGAGAAGGGTGCATGAGTTAGAACTAGAAATAGCTAGGCTTAAACTGCTGTTGGAAAATAAGCAATGATACAGGCTCTGATTGGCCCAGTCACTGGGATACTAGACAAGTTTATTGAAGACAAAGACCAAAAGAACAAGTTGGCCCATGAAATCGCCACTATGGCGGAAAAACAGATGCACGAAGCCAACATGGGGCAAATCGAAATCAATAAGGCCGAGGCTCAGCACAGAAGCATATTTGTGGCAGGCTGGCGTCCTTTTCTCGGCTGGGGTTTGGCGTTTGCCATGATATGGCACTTTGTATTAGCGCCTATGATTATATTTGGTTTTGCATACGCTGGCATGGAAGCGCCACGGTTGCCTGCATTTGACATGGACAGCTTAATGACTGTCTTGTTGGGAATGCTTGGTTTAGGCGGTCTTAGGACTGTAGAAAAAGTTAAGGGCTTGACAAAGTAATGGATGGACTACAATTAGCTGAGTATCTTTTGAAGGACATACGCCAACATAAGGCTGATTTAACGCAGCGTTTGGCGGATGGTTCGATAGGCGGCATGGACGACTATCGGTTCATAGTGGGGCAGATACGCGGAATGACCTACTCTGAAGATTTGATCAAATCCGCGATGAAAGGCGTAGAGCTAGAGAATGGCTAAAAAACTATTCGTCCCTGAGAGGATGGCTAAGAAACCTGAAGTCAGCGAAGTACCAGCGGCTATCAAAAAAGGTTTTAATCAACCCGAAGACTCAAATCAAAAAAACACCGAAGACCCATCACAGATGGATCTTTCTGCTATTGAGCGATTGCCGCAACCTGTTGGTTATCGCTTGCTTGTTATTCCTTATTACATGAAACAGAAGTCGGCTGGAGGAATCATTATTCCTGATTCAGTTCGTGAGCGTGAGAGCTTTGCAACTGTTGCTGCTTATGTAGTTAAAGTCGGCCCTGACGCATATATGGATGCTAACAAGTTTCCTTCAGGAGCGTGGTGCCATGAGAAATCATGGGTGTTAATGGGAAGATACGCAGGTAATAGGTTCAAAGTTGATGGTTTAGAGGTAAGACTTATCAATGATGACAATATTATAGCAACAATACTTGACCCAGCAGATATTTCATATGTATAGTGTGGGAGACATGAGCATGAACGAAAATCAAGAAGCAATGGCAGAAGATCAGCAGGAAACTGTGTCTTTTGATTTTGACGATGACAACAATGTTGCATCGCCTGAAGACCTTTCCGCATCTTCCGAAAAAGAAGAAAACCGAACAATTGTTCGTGATTCTGAAAACAGCGCTGACGAAGATGAGCTGGAAAACTATAGTGACAATGTTCAAAAGCGCATTAATCAGTTAACAGCAAAGCGTAAGCAGGCCATTGAGGAAGCCGAGGCTGCTTACGCCTATGCTCAACAGGTGCAGCAACAGAACGAGGAGATGAAGAAAAAGCTCTCCGATCTGGATAAAGGCTACATCAGTGAGTATGGGTCAAGAATTGAAAGCCAAGGTCAAGCGGCTCAACGCATGTTGCAGGAAGCATACGATGCTGGCGACATGGGTAAAGTTGCAGAGGCTCAAAAGGTTATTGCAAAGCTTGCCATCGAAGAGGAGCGGTTACGCATTCAGAAGGCTCGCTCTGAGTCGGTTGAAGCAGAGCAACCGCAGCCACAGCAGGTTCAGCAACCGCAACGGCAGCCTGAGTACGATCAAAAGCTTGTAAATTGGATGGGAAAAAACCCTTGGTTTGGCAACAACGGCGATATTGTTATGACCCGTGGCGCACAAGCCATCCACGAGCAACTTGTTGCTGGTGAAGGTTTTGACCCAACAACAGATGAATATTATGCGGAAATTGACAAGCGTATGCGTCAAGAGTTTCCGCACAAGTTTCAGGGGAAGCGGCAAAACGCCCAAGCCGTTACTCCTGCGTCCAGCGGACGGTCAGCTACCAAAAGTGGGCGGAAAAAGACGGTGGAATTAACGCCGGGTCAAGTGGCTTTTGCCAAGAAAATGAAAATTCCTCTGGAACGGTATGCTCAAGAGGTCGCTAAACTGGAAAGGAAGGAAGCGTAATGTCTGATCGTGCAAGCCGGGATTCGCAAACCCGTGAAAATCAAGCGAGAGTAGCAGATTGGCGTCCAGCTTCAACCCTTGAGGCTCCAGAAGCACCTGTTGGTTATAAGCATCGTTGGATTCGTGAGTCAGTCATGGAATATGATGACCGCAACAACGTGCATAAGCGCCGCCGTGAAGGTTGGGAACTTGTTAGGGCAGAAGACTACCCTGACTTTGATGCCCCCGTCATTGATGAGGGAAAGAACGCTGGCGTGATTGGTGTTGGTGGTCTGGTTCTAGCCAGAATGCCAGAAGAAATCGCGGATCAACGTAACTCTCATTATCAGAATGTTACAAACAATCAAATGGAAGCTGTGGATAGAGACTGGATGAGAGAATCAAACGCCTCTATGCCAAAGCTTAAACCGCAACGTAGCTCCTCTGTGTCCTTTGGTGGACCCAAAGGGGTAGCTGACAATTAGGAGAATAAGAGATGGCGAATAAAGACGCATCTTTTGGCTTGCGCCTTCATAGCGCAGGCGGCGGCTCCGCTCTTGCTCATATGCAAAACAAGTATCGTATTGCTTCTAGCTATTCGACTGCAATTTTCCAAGGTGATCTTGTAGAAGTTCTCACCGCTGGTACAATTGGTCGTAAAGCTGCTGGCGAAACAGATCCAGTTTTGGGTGTGTTCAACGGGTGCCGTTATACTGACCCTACCACTGGTAAGGAAACTTTCTCAAACCACTACCCGGGTTCGATTGCCGCTTCAGACATTGAAGCGTTTGTTATTGACGCCCCGCATGCCAAGTTTGAGATACAGGCCGATGACACATTCCCCGTCGCCGACCTATTCGGAAACTTTGACATTGTAGACACAAATTCAGGTAACAGTGATTCAGGAATTTCTGGAACTGAGCTTGATGTCACAACTGGCGCGACTACCGCTGGCTTACCTCTCAAGGCCATGGACATTTCCACTGACCCTGAGAACAGCGATGTAGCTTCTGCCAACACCAATGTCATTGTCATCATCAACAATCACCTGTACTCAGGTGGTACTGCTGGCTTGGCATAAGGAGGCTGAATAATGGCTATTTCTCGCGCACAACTAGCGAAAGAGCTAGAACCCGGCCTCAACGCCCTGTTTGGTATGGAGTATGACCGTTACGATGCGGAGCATGCAGAGATCTACGAAACAGAATCTTCAGATCGTGCATTTGAAGAAGAGGTAATGTTGGTCGGTTTTGGTAACGCCCAAACTAAAGCAGAGGGCGCTGCTGTTAACTTTGACAACGCTTCAGAAGCTTACACAGCACGTTATTCGCATGAGACAATCACTCTTGCGTTTGCGTTGACTGAGGAAGCAATGGAAGACAACCTGTATGATCGTCTGGGCGCACGGTACACCCGCGCACTCGCACGTTCAATGGCACACACCAAGCAGGTAAAAGCTGCTGCAACTCTGAACAACGCCTTTAACAGCTCGTTTGCTGGTGGCGATGGTAAAGAGCTTTGTGCAGCTGATCACCCACTTGCTGGTGGCGGTACTTTCCGCAATGAGCCATCAACTGCTGCTGACCTTAACGAAACATCGCTTGAGAATGCCTTGATTGACATCTCAACATTCGTTGATGAGCGGAACTTGATCATTGCCCTGCGTGGCATGAAGTTGATCATTCCACCACAGCTTCAGTTTGTTGCTGATCGTCTGCTTGAGTCCACACTCCGCGTTGGCACAGCCGACAACGATGTGAACGCAATTCGCAACATGGGCATGCTGCCAGAGGGTTACACTGTTAACCACTTCCTGACAGACCCAGATGCGTTCTTCATCAAGACAGACGCTCCAAATGGCTTCAAGCACTTTGAGCGTGCGCCTTTGGCGACCAACATGGAAGCTGACTTTGATTCAGGCAACATGCGCTTTAAGGCTCGTGAGCGTTACAGCTTCGGCTATAGCGACCCACGCGCTGTGTTCGGTTCACCGGGCGCATAAAGCGAATAATTGTACTAAAGGGCGGCTTTCATGCCGCCCTTTTTTGTTGTATAGTGTTTTTATCCCTGACAGTCGCATGGTGCGGCTGACACTAGCCACGACAGGAGATCTAAATGGCTCGTTCAACTTTCTCAGGTCCCGTCAAGTCTGACGCGGCTTTTATCTACCCCGTTGTAGCAACTGCTGATTTACCAACCGCTGCTGCCGCTAACGAGGGTACAGTTTACATTGTTAATGACAACGGCGCTGGCGATAACGAGTATTGCTTAGTTATCAGCACAGGCTCTGCTTGGGTTACCGCTGTAGGCGCTGCACTATCTTAATAGGAGGCTAACATGGCAGGTCCAGTAAAAGCCTTTAATCATGCTCAAGGAGCCAGTGCGGCGGTTGTAGGCCCCGCTCGTTCTCGCATACGTCAGGTTATTATATATGCCGCAGCAGCAGGTGCGTTTACCATAAAAAATGGTAGCGCCTCTGGTGAAACATTGCTTCAGCAAAGTTTTGGCGCTGGATTGCATCATTTGAACATTCCTGATGATGGAATTCTTGCTACAGATGGCGCGTATATTTCTGCGTTCACTGGCTCAAGCAATATATTAACTATATTTCTGTCATAAAATGGCTGGTAACGAGGTAAAATCAAAGCATATCCACGCTTCTGCAAGCCTCTTGTCAGGTCGAGGCCGGTTGATGGGTTTAGTCGTTACTCATAAAACTGGTGCGTCTGGAAATATAATTATATATGATAACAATGCCGCAAGTGGCAATGTTTTAATAGAAGTTGATGAAAGTGTTGCTGGTACGTTTGATGTAGTTTTTCCCGGTGACGGAATCTTATATGAAACAGGAGTTCATGCGGCTCTGCCAGCAAACACTTCATTAACTATTTTTTATCAGCAAGGTTAATCATGGCTCGTAAAAAAGAAAAGCCGATACGAAAAACCACTGGTAAAGGTGGTAATTATCGCAAAACCAAGTCAGGCGCTGGAATGACAGCCAAGGGAGTTGCCGCATATCGCCGCAAGAACCCCGGAAGCAAGCTTAAAACTGCTGTTACAGGAAAAGTAAAAAAGGGCAGCAAAGATGCAAAGCGCCGTAAGTCATTTTGCGCTCGCTCAGCAGGTCAAATGAAAAAGTTTCCAAAGGCAGCAAAAGATCCAAATAGCCGTTTAAGGCAGGCCAGACGGAGGTGGAAATGCTAAATATATTTGTCACAGCTATACTGGGTTTTGTAGCGTGGATTTCAATGTCAATTGTCGATCTAAAAACAGACACAGCTATAATAAATCAAAAGGTCAGTGAGAACCACAAGATGCTAAGTGTTTTGTGGGATGATTTCTTGGAGAAAAAACATGGCGATCTCGCGTGGTCAGATAAGCCGTCAAGTTTCAAAATCAAGGAGTAGTAAAGTGCCAAAAGACGCATGTTATAAAAAAGTTAAAGCTCGTTACAGGGTTTTTCCAAGCGCCTACGCATCAGGTGCTATTGCTAAATGTCGTAAAGTGGGAGCCAAAAACTGGGGAACAAAATCAAAAAGCAAGAAAGGAGGCAGCAAGGGCAGGGCTACTAAAAAGCGGTAATGGTAGTAGCTGAAGTTCTTACGGGGATAGCTCTTGTTCAAAAATCTGTTGAATTTATAAAAAATAATATAAATACAGCAAAAGATATAGGATCTATAGCAGGACAAATTGATGACCTTTTTCGCGGCGAAAAGGAAGTTCAACAAGCAAGAAACAAAAAGGCTGGGGGCGGCTTAGGTAATCAGTTTGGTGTAGACACTGTTGCTAAAGAAGTTATTGACGCCAAAATTGCGGCAGAAAAACTGCAAGAAGTAGCCACAATGGTTGACATGAGATTTGGTCACGGAACTTGGGCTGGTATTCTTGCAGAAAGAGCCAAAAGAATACAAGCGGCGAAAGAGGCAGAAGCCGAAGCAAGGCGGCAAAAAATAAAAGAGGCCAAAGAATTTGAAGAAATGATGAAGCAAATTCTGCTAGTTGGCGCAGTTGTTCTGATGGCATTTGGAAGCTTTGTTTTATTGTTCACTGTGGTTATGTAAGTTGGAAAGCGCATGGCAGTACGAAAAACTAAAAAGGGCGCAGCTCTCAAGCGTTGGTTCAAAGAGGACTGGAAAGATGTCCGCACGGGGAAAGCGTGTGGGCGTCGCAAGGGTGAAAAACGGGGTACTCCATATTGTCGCCCCAGCAAGCGTGTGTCTTCTAAGACCCCTAAAACTGCCGGAGAGATGACAGCGGCAGAAAAGCGTAGTAGAATATCGCAAAAGAAGCGTATTGGTCAGCCAGCGGGCAAGCCAAGGCGCGTTAAGTCGCTAAGAAGGAAAAAATAAATGGCTGTTTCAGGCTCTTTTAACTTTGAACTTGATGTATCTGATTACATTGAAGAAGCATTTGAGCGTTGCGGCTTAGAGGTTAGAACTGGTTATGACTTAAAGACAGCTAGGCGCTCATTGAATTTAATGTTTGCTGATTGGGCAAACCGTGGGTTAAATCAGTGGACTATTGAACAGCGCACCTTAACAGTCACTCAAGGCACATCTAGTTACAATTTGGGAACTGATGTGATTGATGTTCTTTCTGCTGTTATCCGTAGAAGCAACACTGATTACACATTAGATAGAATAAGCCGTGATCAGCACATATCTATTCCGTCAAAAACAACGCAATCTCGCTCAACTCAATATTTTATTGATCGCCAGATCAATCCAACAATGAAGCTTTGGCCTGTGCCAGAGAACAGCACAGATGTGATTGTCTACGATGTTTTGACGCGGATGGATGATGCTGACGATTATGTGAACACTGTTGATTTGCCGTTCAGGTTTTACCCCTGTTTAGCGGCTGGGCTGGCTTATTACATTGCGATAAAAAAAGCTCCTGATAGAATACAAATGTTAAAAGCTATATACGATGAAGAGTTTGATCGCGCTCAAGCTGAAGACAGAGATAGAGCATCATTCAATGTTACACCTAATTTGCAATTTTACAGGGTTGTGTGATGGCTAGGTTTGCCGCTGGTAAAGATGCTTATGGCATATCTGACCGCTCTGGATTTCGTTACAGGCTTCGTGATATGCGAAAAGAGTGGAATGGGTTGTTAGTGGGTTATGACGAATGGGAGGCAAAACACCCGCAATTAGAGCCTATTAGACACTCTCCTGATGCAGAATCTTTGCGCGATCCAAGGCCAGACACTCGGGACGCTCCAGAGGTTGAGCATTTGTTGCCATTAAATTCGTTTCTTACTAGCGCGTTAGGCAGTTCTGTAATAACTGTAAACGAACCGTCTCATGGGCGCTCTACAAGTGATGTAGTAAGGTTCCGAAGCGTCACGCCTTTTGACGGGTTTCTTTCTTCTGTAATCGAATCCGCTGCCGGTTACTCCATAACAGTTTTGGATGAGAACAGATACACTTTTACCGCTAATTCTGGCGCAGCGTCAGAAGGCAATAAACGAGGTGGCGGAGGTTTGGCGACATCCGGGCCTGTTACATTGGTGGCTTAAATGAGTTTTACATACGGCGAACTAAAAACAGCTATTCAAGATTTTACAGAAAACACGGAAACATCTTTCGTGAACAACTTGCCTGTGTTTATCCGTAGCTGTGAAGATAGAATATTTACGCTTGTTGATTTAGAGCTATTTCGCAAAAATGCTGTGTCAACGCTTACGGTGGGAGACCCATATCTAAACGTGCCGCTTGATTACTTAGCTCCTTTTTCACTGCAAATAACAACTACAAATTATAAAGAGTTCTTGTTATTTAAGGACGTGAATTATCTGCAAGAGTATTATAACACTGTGGGAAGTAACGAGACGCCAAAGTATTATGGTGTATTTGATGTGGACAACTTTATTTTAGCTCCCACACCAAACTTAGCCTATGATGTTGAATTACATTATTATTACCGTCCTGCAAGCATCACTGCTGGTCTTGATACCGAGAAAAGCTGGCTTAGTGATAACGCGCCAAACGTGTTACTTTACGGTTCTCTGGTAGAAGCGTATACTTACATGAAAGGCGAAGCGGATATGATGCAGCTTTATGAGCAGCGGTTCGCGCAGGAAATACAACGGTTGAAGGATTTGGCTGAAGCTAGAGAGAATAGCGATGCCTACAGGAGAGGTCTACCTGATAGGCCACGCACTTAACTAGGAGTAAAGAACGATGGCAACATCAAACG